ATATCATTTAACATACGCATGCCGATTAGCTGGATGCTGATTGGCACGTATTGTTTCAATTGGGATATTAGGAATATACTACTTATAGACGTATTCTAGAGAGCTTATTGTTGTTAGGAAGTTTGCTGTATAAAAAGTACAACATTTTGTTGTTTGTTTACAATAACAAAGTAGGGGTCTATTTAACATAATATTAGAGTGTTACTACAAGTATTATGCCATAGTTAATAATTCTTAAATAATTTGGTTATTAAATTTATTGTCTTTAGTTTTGTTTTATGGATAGAATAATTGATTATAAGATGTTATCTTCTTTAAGTGATGATATGAAGAAGGTATTAGTAGATGTAGCTTTAGAAGCTTATCTTGATGGGTTAAGTGATGGGGTGAATATAGAGGCAGGGTTAGCTTCAGAGAATAGTGGTAAGTTCATATCAGAGTTAGCAACAGAAATAAACTTTAAGTTATGACACCAAAAGAAGAAGCAGAATTACTGATATTCCAATACTATGATATGTTTAGTATTGCTTTAGAAAATAGTATAGCTATAAGTGAGGCTCAGTCCTGTGCTTTATTAGCTGTTAAAGTTATCTTAAATGCAGATATTCCTATAACAGATTCAGAGGATGCTGATGTATTCTATGATTACTGGAATCAAGTGTATTACGAAATAAAGACGTATGAGGGGGTTCAGTAAAGATGGTGTTAACCTAGATGTATGCGCTTACTGTAAATGTCCTATTGATGAGTATAGTGCTACGGTAGATCATCTTTACCCTAAAAGCAGGGGAGGGATATTAAGTAAGAAGAACAAAGTACCTGCCTGTGGAGATTGTAATAAGCTTAAAGGTAGTATGAATATAGATGAGTTCCATAGAGCATTAAATGGATTGATATACTATGAGCATGTTAAACATAAGGAGAGTATATCATATCTCAAGAAAGTTAAGTTAAATGTAGAATCACTAATAAATGAAAGAAAGAAATGAGTAAGAAGAAAGAAGAAGAAGTATATCAATTAACGCTAAAAGGCCTTATATGGACTGTTGTACAAGATGATGAATTGTCAAAAGAGATAGTAGATAAGATAGAGCTTTATTTACGTAGGCATCACGCTAAAGGCGGCCACCCTGGTATAGTATTTAACATGGATGACAATAAATTTGAATTTGTAACATTACAACAATCTGAATAAATAGTTAAAAATAACATCTAAATAATATGAGTAGTTTACTTTATGATATGGTATTGATGGAAGCTGATAAGATTAGCTTCTACAAGCAGAAAGACCTGGAACTATACTACAAAGATAAGTATGACAACATAGTTCCATTGGCGCAACCTTATGATCCAGAAGTTCAAGAAATCCTTAAACAACTTCTTAAAAGAAAACGTATGCGTTACTTCCTAACCTTTGCTGAAGGATTAGATGTATTGCTACAATTGAAGAAGTCAACCACTAGATTACTTATCCTATTCGCTCAGAATATGGGATATGATAACAAATTGAAAGATTGGACAATAAGAGATTTTCATGGGTCATTAGGTACTGATATGAAAGTTCTAATCAAGTCACTTAAAATTTTATGTGAGAAAGATATTATTAGATTTGTAGTCAATAGGAACAAAAGAACATATATGGTCAACCCTATCTACTTTTACAGAGGATCTATTAAAAGTTTATTTAATACTGTAAAAAAGTATGAGAGCGACTTTCCTCGTAGAGATAATAATCTAAAAGAAATATAATGAATGTAATCAAACACGCTAAGAATATACATGAAATACAATTAAAAGGATATAACCCAAAGATAGCTATGCTATCAGATATACATTGGGATAACCCTAAATGTGATTGGGATTTATTAAAAAAACATCTAGACTATTGCGTATCAGAAAATATCCCTATTATGATTAATGGGGATATGTTTTGTTTAATGCAAGGTAGAGGGGATAAAAGAGGAAATAAATCTGATATACGCCCAGAGCATAATAACGCTAAATACCTTGATAGCATTGTAGAGACAGCTGTTGAGTGGTGGAGTCCTTACGCTCACTTACTGACTGTAATAGGATATGGTAATCATGAGAGTTCCATAATAAAATACCAAGAGACAGATATATTACAGCGTTTCGTTGACTTATTAAACTATAAGAATAAAAGCAATGTTTATGTTGGTGGATACGGAGGTTGGATTATAGTAAACGTAAATGTTCATGGTAACGCAAAATACTGCACAAAAATTAGATACTTTCATGGATCTGGTGGTGGAGGTATAGTAACTAAAGGAGCATTAAACCTTACTAGAGCTTTAGAAATGTATGAAGGGTTCGATATATTTACTATGGGTCATATACATGAGAATAGCTGTCGTAATGATGTAAGAGATACTATTGATTATAGCGTAAGAGGTGGGTATAAAAACTCATTGAAAGATATTCATCTTATGCTTACTGGAACGTACAAAGAAGAGTATGAAGATGGTAGCAAAGGATGGCATGTTGAGAGAGGCGCGCCACCTAAGCCTGTTGGAGGCAGAATACTTAGCGTAGAATATAAAAGGATTAGGAATAAAAAAGAAGATACAATAATAAGACAGATTGATAGTCATAAATTTCCATTATGAGAATAAATGCTCAAATAGAAGAGATGTGTAATGTGGTAGAGATGTTTCTATTCGTTAAGAAACAAGTTACTGTACGTATTGTTTTTGACAACAAAGAAAGAGAAGAGGAGCATATTAAGCTGTTACATCAGGCATACGATGTAGCTGTCAACTTTTTCACATTTGGTAGATAATGTGTAATAATATTTTTTTATATCTTTGACAAAAAATAAGTTATGAAAGATAAATACTGGGCTTCTAATCCTGATAAGAACGGAAGTTACGTTGACAAAGGAAGAGTGGAAGGGAGACCTGCTGCTGCTCCCACTTTAAAAGATGAGGCTGCTACATCAAAGGTAGCTTTCAAATTAATGTACAAGAATACTAAAGATAAAAAATACTGCGACTAATGAAAAGAAATGCACTTAAAAAAGCTATGATGTCAGAATACATGGGATCTGAAGCTGAAGAAAAATACTCTTCTAAAAAAGAAAAGATGAAACACGAAAAAGGTGAGTCTAAGAAAGAAGAAAAGAAAGAAAAGTTTATGTCTAAATTTAAAAAGAAGTAATATGTTACAACCTAAAAAACCATTAAAGCAACTAATTCAAAATGCTTTTAAAAAAGGAACAGAAAAATCTGAAATGAAAAAAAAGATGCCTAAACTAAATTCTGAAAGAGAAAAATTTGATAAAGATTTAAGTGAAAAAACGGCAAAAAAATTTGGAAAAGCAGCATCTTCTTATCAACCTTCAAGGCCTGCTAATGATAATGCTCCTAAATATAAAGCATCTAATGCAACAGTATCTAAAGTTAATTTTGAAAGAGAAAAATGGGAAAAAGGACTTAGTGGTAATGTTCCAATGGGAAGCGGATCAAAATCTAAACCATCATCAGAATCATCTTCAAGATATAAAAGTCAAAAGTAATGCTTAATAAAACCTCTGGTATAGATTCTAAGCTTATTAAAAAAGCGTATGCTAAATACGAGAAGATGAAGAAGAATAAGAAGAAATCTGAAAAAGGCTATTACAAATCTGATAAGATAGCAAATAGTCAATCAGAAGCTACCACAAGAGATAAAGGATACTAATGTCTTGCGTTAATAAAAAATGAGCCACCTCTTTTGGTGGCTTTTTTATTTGTCACTAATATTTGCTAAATTTGTGACATGAGTAAAAGAAAAAAAGAGGTACTCGAAATTCTTACTTCCGAATGGAAACCTTCACATAAAGAATTTGAGTATCCACAATCATTTGTTAATTGGATAGATTCCATAAATAGCGGATGGCAGAATAAGATTTATCACGAGCCATTTGACATCTACTGTAAACAAGCAGAGATGTGGCTTCAAGATGATTCAGATATACTTGACTTCGATACAGAAGATGATCAAGTAGATTGGCTATTAACTGAGATTCAAAGATGTAAAGACAATACATTATACTTCTGTAATAAGTACGGATATATAAAAGAAGATAGGGCAGAGAATGGTATGTTACCATATCAAGCTTGGGATGCTCAAAAGGTTCTTCTATTCCTATTTGACTGTGGTTATTCACTTATGATTGGTAAGGCACGACAGATTGGTTTTACCACTACCATGTGTCTAGCAGGTATGAAGCGAGTAAACTTCAACAAATCCTACTTCATTAAATTTGTTACTCACTCTAAAGATAAGGGTGTGGAGATATTTAGGGATAAGGTTAAATGGACCTATACTAAGCTACCAGATGTAATAGCTCAAGAAGTTAAGAACTGGACCGACCAAGTAATGTCATTCGATAAGAAAGGAGATAAGAAAGGTAGGGAGGATGGTGGTGCATCACGCTTCCAGGTAGATACTCCTGCTGTAGATGCTATCAATGGTGGATCTCCATCAGCTGTATTTATTGATGAGATTGGTTTATTTGAGATATTTGGTGAGATGATGCGTGAAGGTAGGCCAGCCTTATTTAAGTATAACCCAGAGACAGGTAAGATGACTATGCAGCAACAGTTCCTAGCATGGGGTACAGGAGGAGAGATGGATAAAGGAGGTTCTGTATTTGAGTCTGAATTTAAAATGTGTCTTAAACAATGGAAAGAGAAAAACTATGAATATGGTATCATACCTCTATTCTTTAATGCTTACGCAAGGCGAGGTGTTAATGATGCTCACATTAATAATGAGAGAAAGGCTTATTTAGCATTAGAAGGAACTAAAAAAGGAGAAATAGCTAAGGTTCAGTTCCATCAGCATTATCCTATCACTATTGATGACATGTTCTTACGTAAATCACGTACTTTAGTGCCTATTCACACCTGTAATCAGCGTTTAAATGAGATATACGGTCACGATAAGCCATTAGATTACGGATTTTTTGAGCCTGTATTAGATTATAGTAGACCTACACCAGATTTATTGACTGAATATAAGATAATAGGAGCTAAATGGGTGTCAACAGGGTCTAGAGAAGATGTATCTACCTCAGCCGTAGTTATTCATCACCCTCCTCATGGGGAGAAATGGAAAAATAGGTGGTATCAAGGTACTGACCCCATCAACTCAGAGACAGGACACTCCATGATGTGTAGTGCTATATGGGATTCTTTGACTAATTCTGTATCATCTGTGGTGTTTCATAGGGATAGAAAGTTTAAACAGACGTATCTACAGGTGTTATTGCAGAGTTTATACTATGATCAGATAGGAAGAGGTGGTGTTAAGGAGCTTGTAGAGAATAACATCGGTGATATGCACGTGGATTTCCAGGAGATACATGGATTTAAGAGTAAATTTACTGCTAACGCACAGTTGCCAGAGTATTTTCAGATGCATGGAGGTAAATGGTTTGGAATATCGAATAAGGCTAACACAGCTCCACGTATTATAGCTAAGCTAGAAGAGCTTTTAGAGGCGTATATGAATAATATAGATATTCCTTGGTTCTGGGAGCAGCTAAAGACGTTTGTAGAGAAGGATTTAAAGAGTCAGAACAGTCATAGACAGACAAGGTATCAAGCAGCTGACCCTAGATACGATTATGATGATAGCATCTTTGCTATAACATTTGCTTATATCAATAGTATAGCTCACGCTAGGTACGAGCCAGAGAATATAAAAACTGAAGGTGGGGTAGCTAATGTGGAGATACGTTATGTGCAGAATAAACAAACAAATTATAGAATGAAGAAGGCAAGAGTTGATAAGGCAACAGGAAAGATACTAAAAATATTAGATTAAAATTTATAGTATATTTGTAGAAATTTTAAAATTAAAAATTATGCCAGTAGGATTATCAGTTTTAGATATAGAGACAAATGAGATAGGATCTCTTTCAACAGGGGATGTAAAAATATTAGATCCTTTAAAAGTAGATGTCATAAACCCTAGACTTGGATCAAGCGTTATTGTGTCAGGGGTTTCAGTAGATTCTCCAAACGCAAGCAGCATAAAAATACACGAAGGTAGTGGATTAAGCGTATCTTCTGGTTCTTTTTCAACTTCAGTAGGAGTTAATGCTTTAAACAGTTCTACAGGAACTCAAAATTCAGCACTTGGAACTAATGCACTAAGAGATAATACAACTGGAGAACAGAATACAGCATTAGGCTCTGCTGCTTTATTATTAAATACAACTGGTATAGGAAATACAGCAGTAGGTTATAATGCTTTAGGGAACTCAACAGGAGATTCAAATGTAGGTATAGGTTCTACTTCTGGTGGAACATCATCAGGTAGTGATAATATATCTATTGGAGTTAATTCAGCTTTTTCATCTACATCTGGAGATAATAATATTGTAATAGGGTCTATGGCTACTAAAGCTAGCGCTACAGCATCAAACTCTATAACTTTAGGTAATGGAAGTATATCTATACTTAGATGCGCTCAAACTAGTATTACATCTCTTTCAGATGCTAGAGATAAAACAAATATTGAAGAATCAGACTATGGAATTGATTTTGTTAATTCTTTAAAACCTGTTAAGTTTGAGTGGGATACTAGAGATGGAGCTAAAAAAGGAGTTAAAGATTTAGGATTTATAGCTCAAGATTTAAAAGAGTTAGATGATGAGCATCTTAATCTAGTATATGACGAGAACCCAGATAAACTTGAAGCTACTTATGGAAGATTAATCCCTGTACTAGTTAAAGCTATTCAAGATTTATCAAAAGAAATAGAAACTTTAAAATCAAAATAAAATGAGTACAATTAATGTAGATCAAATCTTACCTCAGTCAGGAACTGTAGTAGATGTTAATGGTTTAGGAGTAAAGTATTTTAATTCAAGTGTTGGATTAGGCGATCCTTTTAGTACGTTATCTAATCTTACTACTGGTTCTTTCAATATTGCTGTAGGGCCGTATGCTTTAGAGGATGCTACAATAGGAATTAATAATGTTGCATTTGGGGTAAACTCTTTACAAAGATTAGTAGATGGAAATCAAAATGTTGCTGTAGGTAATGGAACGCTTGGTTTGAGTTTAGTTAGTGCAAATAGAAATACAGCCATTGGTAATGGAGCAGGTTTTCTTGTTAGTACTGGTTACAATAATGTATTAATTGGGGCTGATTCTGGGGATAATATAACAACTGGAAATAATAATATTACTATTGGTTTTAATTCTAATCCTTCTCTTCCAACAACCAATGATTCAATAACACTAGGAAACTCTGCTCACACAGTTATTCGTGCAGCTGTTACTACTATCACTTCTTTGTCTGATGAGCGTGATAAAAAAGAAATTCAAGAACTACCTGTAGGATTAGAGTTTGTAGAAAAATTAAAGCCTGTTAAATTTGTATGGAACGATAGAGATGAAGATGGAAAACATGACATAGAGGACTTTGGTTTTATCGCTCAAGATTTGAAGGCTGCTCAAGAAGAATCAGAAGCTGGTTACTTAAATTTAGTGTATGATGAGAATCCAGAAAAATTAGAAGCATCTTACGGAAAACTATTACCTGTATTAGTAAAAGCTATTCAAGAGATGAGTTCAGAAATAAAATCGTTAAAAGAAGAAATATTAATCTTAAAATCAAAATAAAATGCCAATTGAACAATTATCACATTACAGACGAGGTGGTTCTGTAATCGAAAGAAACGAACAACTAATAGTAGCAGATATTGCTAATATTATAGAAGCTATTAATGAAGGTGGTAGCGGAGAAGTAGTAGGAACAAGTATATGGGCTAATGGCTTTAGAGTCGTTGGATGTATAGGAGAGAATATCTTACTACCAGAAAACTCTAACCTTGAATATACAGGTCCTTTAGCAATGTGTGTTGGTTCTACGTTGACTATTCCTGTTGGAACAACTTTAACAATTGTGTAATTAATAAAAATAAATAAAATGAGTCAAATAAATGTAGATGTAATTGCATCACAATCAACTGGAGATGTAACTGTAAATAACCCTTTAAAGGTTGATTTTATTTCTCCTACAGTATCAGACGATATAGAAATAAAAAATATTTTATCTGATACTGTTTTTAAATATGAAACATCCGCAAGACACGTAAAAGTAGGGGCTGGAGTTACTAATAGTACATCTATTACAGATACTGTTTCTATAGGTTATCAATCAATGACTAATTGTTCATTTAATACTAATGGTCCAGCTGTTGCTATAGGTTCAGAAGCATTAAAAAATGCAGTTGCTTCTGGAAGTAATGTAGCTATAGGGTGGAGATCATTATTAAATTCAGATGGAT